GAGGTAACTGTAAATGATAACGATTAATTTAGATAAAGCTAAAGAGATTACTAAAGAGCGTTTGCGTGAAGAACGTGAGCCATTGTTAGCTGCTCAAGACGTAGCCTTCCAACGTGCTTTAGAATCAGGTGCAGATACATCATCAATCGTAGCTGAAAAACAACGCTTGCGTGATATTACTAATTTAGCTGATACAGCAACAACGCTAGATGAATTAAAAGGAATTACATTATGAGTTCAGTCGTAATTGCTGGAGATACCAGCGGAACAGTAACACTACAAGCTCCTGCCGTAGCAGGTTCTACAACAGTCAACCTACCTAGTGCTTCTGGTTCTTTATTAAATATTACTACAGGCGGCGTATTTAATATTCCAGGGTTGGGCGCTCGCATTACTGGTAATTTTAGTGATAATACTATTACTAATAGAGTTGCATTTCAATCAAGTACAACTAATGGCAATACTATTTTAGAGCTTATTCCAAATGGTATAGGTACACAATGTAATATAAATCTTGAAACAGATTCAGCTATAAACAATGGTAATGTTGGTAGCATTTATCAAAATAATGGTCAAATGACAATTCAAACAGTTCCAAGAGGTACAGCAACAGCAACTCCAATGACATTTGCTACTAACAACGTAGAACAAATGCGTATTGCCACTAACGGAGATTTATCATTCAACTCTGGCTACGGTTCAGCAGCCACAGCATACGGATGTCGTGCTTGGGTAAACTTTGCGGGTGCAACAGGAACAAGAAATGGCAGTGGCAACGTAACATCAGTTACAAGAGCTGGAACGGGGCAATACACCATCAACTTTACAACTGCTATGCCTGATACAGCTTATTCAGTTATTGGAAGTGCTTCAGAAAATGGAGCAACTACTAATATATTTCTTCCTTTAAGTACAGTAACAGGCAAAACAACAACATCTGTTGGAGCTCAAACATTAACAACAGGCCAAGCCTATGTTGACCCAAGAGAAGTAAACGTTGCAATTTTCAGATAGGAATAACAATGGCTAATATTTTATGGATTCAACCGAATCAAACCCTTGCACTTACATCAATCATGGTTGATGGTGCATCTTCTGAAGACCACGCTAAAGAACTACAAGAACGTGGTGATGTTCCTTCTGACTGGACTATTGCTGGTTACGATGTAGAGTGGCCTGATGATGGCTATCCACATGAAGCTTACCGCTGGGTCGATGGTAAAGTAGTTGCAGATACAAACTATGTAGCACCTTCAGCACCAGAGCCTACAAAGTCAGAACTAATGGCTGAACTTGCAGCCTTAACAGCTAAAATTAACGCGTTGGGAGTAGCATAATGGCTATAACATTAGACGGCACACTTGGTGTCACCACTCCTTCATACGGGGGCGCATCAGCAGCAGAATATCTAGTGCCTGTAACAGCATTTAAGAATCGTATTATTAATGGTAATGGGATAGTTGCTCAACGAGGCTCGCAATTTATTACTGCATCAGGTTCAGGTGGTGCTGGTGGAACTATATTCGGAACAGACAGGTGGAGAACTTCAGCTAGTATATCAGCAGCTGGGGGTGGTATCTTTGCAACTCTAACTGGGTCAAATACTACAGCTACAGTAAATGGCACTTCTGCTTCCGCCATGACATTTACTAGCTCTAGTGGAGGAACTCCTAGAAATATAACTATCACTAATATTTCACAGCGAATTGAAGCAAAAAATTGTCAAGATTTAGTTGGTCAATCAGTTACATTGTCTTATTGGATGCTTCAAAATACTGGGGCCACTCTAAGTTTTAGTTGTAACTTATCTTATGCAAGCGCATTAGATGATTTTACAAGTATTGTAAGCATTAATAGTAATAGTCAATCTGTTCCATCAGGAGTTTGGACTTATTTGACTAGCACATTTACCTCGCTTCCTGCTGGTGTTGCTAATGGACTACAAGTAAATTTAGTTAATACTAATATTACTATTGATACTTTATCTAAGTATTTGCAGTTTTCTAATGTGCAACTAGAGAAAGGCACGACAGCTACATCATTTGATTATAGACCTTATGGGTCAGAGTTAGCTTTGTGTCAGAGATACTTGCCAGCAATACTTCTTGGCGATTCAGGCAATAGGTTTTTAGGTGTAGCAGCTTCAACAACAACATCAAGTTATATTATTCCATTTTATGTTACTCCTAGAGCTGCTCCTACAGGAGTTACCACTACAGCAGTTTCCAATTTTTCTTTATCAAATTCTTCAGGAGGTGTGCCAGGCTCTGTTACAGCAATAGCTTTTGGCGTTTCTGGATTATTTAATGCTACTTTAACTGCAACAACAACTGCAGGTTCTCCTACATTAGCGGCTGGAAATGTAACTACATTTTTTGGTGGAGCTGGTTCTCAAATATTATTTACTGGGTGCGAGCTATGATAACTTATAAACTTTATAAAACGTTTGATAACGCAGAAGGTAAGTAAGAAAATGGATGACCAAACAACGCGACTTAATCGTATCGAAGAAAAGCTAGACAAGGTTGGCGAAGCTATCATCTCTCTTGCCCGTATGGAAGAACGTATGGTAACTTTGTTTAGCCGTATGGATAACTACGATAAACGTCAGACAGTCATGGAAGAACGTGTCTCTAAGATTGAAGTAAACTCTGCATCTAGTGCATGGGTCGAGCGAGTTGTTTGGCTAATCGTTGGTGGATTAATTATGGGAACAATATACTTTGGTAAATAGTCGTTCACTAGATGAGCTTCATCCTAAAGTCAAAGAGCTTTGCGAGAAGTTTATTCACGCCTGCTCTACGCAAGGGATTGATGTCATCATAACTTCTACTTATCGTGATGGGGAAAGTCAAAATGCTATCTATGCTCAAGGCCGTACTACATCAGGTAAAATCGTCACCAATGCTAGAGCTGGGCAATCTTATCATAATTTTCGTTGCGCTTTTGATTTTGTTCCCATTATAAATGGCAAGGCTCAATGGTCAGACTTAAACTTATTTGAGAAGTGTGGAAAGATTGCAGAGATATGTGGGCTAGAATGGGCGGGGCGTTGGACTAAGTTCCGAGAGTATGCTCATTGCCAGTATACAGGCGGATTAACTTTGTACGACTTACAATCAGGCAGAACGTTTTAAGGAGTAATTATGTTTAGTGGTTTAGCTAGTTTGATTTTTCCAGCACTCATGCCAGCACTAACCGATGGACTACGTGGCATCTTTGCTAAAGTAACAGGTGGCGCAGGAGGTACTCCACAGAATGTCAATGAGCGTATTCAACTCATGCAAGCTGAGACTGCTAGACTTCAAGCCCTTGCTGATATTGATAAGCCAAGTGGTGAGCCAAGCCGTTGGGTAACTGACATGCGTTCATCATTCCGATACATTGCTATCCTCATTATATGGCTTGCTACTATTGGTGCCGTATTCACACCAGACATTGCTCAGCCGATTACATTGATGATGCTAGATTTAAGTGGCGCATGTATGTCATTTGTTATTGGCGAGCGAATGTATTTGAGTCTAAAAAAATGAGCGTTCATTTAGTTATCCCAGATGTCCAAGCAAAGGATGGGAATGACTTTACTTTCCTAAAGTGTCTTGGAAATTTTATTGTAGAAAAACAGCCAGACGTTATAGTTTGTATTGGCGACTTTGCAGACATGGAATCTCTTAGCACGTATGACAAAGGATTAAAGTCATTCGAGGGGAGACGGTATACCTTAGATTTATTTGCCGCTAGGGATGCAATGGACTGCCTTCTTGAGCCACTCTTTAGATATAATAAGACTGCAAAGAAGAACAAGCACAAGCAATACAAGCCACGCATGGTGATGACACTTGGCAACCATGAGAACAGAATCAATCGTGCTATCAATGAGGATAGTAAACTAGAAGGGCTGATGTCAATTGATGATTTACCGTATCAAGATTGGGAAGTCCATAATTTTCTTGATGTTGTTTGTATTGATGGTATTGCTTATTCCCATTATTTTTGCTCTGGCCCTATGGGCCGCCCTATCACAACTGCTAATGCCTTACTTACAAAGAAACACATGTCATGCTTCGCAGGCCACCAGCAAGGCAGACAGATTGCGTATGGCAAAAAGGCGAACGGGCAGGAGATGACAGCCATCATCTGTGGTTCATGTTACGAACATGATGAAGATTATCTAGGGCCACAAGGCAATCAACACTATCGTGGCTTCTATGTATTGCATGATGTCAATGACGGCTCATTCGATGAGATGGCTGTGTCGATTAAATTCTTAAAAGAAAGGTACAACTACTAATGACTAGCCAGCAGGAAGAACAAGAAGAAGAATCAATAGTAGACTTGTGCGACAGGATACTTGGCTCTGAGATTGATGAGATTGCAGTAGACTCTGACAATGAGGTTGTATATATCTATACTAGCAATGGAATGATTCAGATTAGTGGCGATGACTTACGGATGTATGTTTCATGTGATAAGTTTGACGATTAACGTGTAACGTTACGCATTACATTTTAATGATTATCTCTATTGTTTGTGTGTAATATAAAGCACATTATTAAACACAAGCACTTTTGCTTATCATATATTAAGGACTAAATCATGTGGACTAAACCAGCAGCTACAGAAATGCGTTTTGGCTTTGAAGTTACTATGTACGTAATGAACAAATAATTAAACGCAAAAAAGTGATATATGAAAAGCCCTTTAATTAGGGCTTTTTACCCACCATACTGGACATAATGTTAGCTTTTACCTACATATAATCCATTACAATACATAAAAGTGAATCTTTAGTCATCTGCTTTCCCCGTCATTTGATGGTATGCCCCCTGATGGTCTTTAAAAGTAACCGTGCAAGTCTGATGTAGGCTTGTCCACAATGTCATGGTTAAGAATGTTACTAGAACTCCTGCAATGGCGTTATTCATAGCGGGCCTACTGCGCTATCAAAGATTGCAAACGTGCTACCAATGCCACGATTAACTTTGTCTGACTTACTACGCTGCCAAGCATAATCAGAGCCAGGTCTACCTAAGTTTAAGTATGTAGTAATGTGTGGAGTTTTAGGGTCAACTACAATTCGCTGATGTTCATTGAATTGTTTTGGCAATTCCTCTGGTTTCTTTTTACGACTTTGGTCATTATAAAAATCAACCATGTCTGCTCTTACTTGTTGCTCAGTCGTTGCCTTGATGTTGGCTTCTGGGAACTTTTTATTTGTTCTTATATATGAAAACACACGTTTTCTAGCTATTGGGTCATATATTTTTTTGCGACTTAGATAACCATGAAGATGAAGTTTTTGAACTTCTGATTTAATGATTACAAATGATTCACATATTTTATCAGAAATCTCGCTGATATTTAATTGCTGATTCTCAAGCAAATTTAAAATAACTAATTTTCTTTTGTATGCTATTAATCTGTTGACTGCGTTTGCGTTCATGATAGTTTCCTAATAGTTGGTGGGGTACTAACGAATTACGATTAATAAAGTGAGCACAATATATCGTGCGCTTTCCCCCATTCTTTACATTAAAATGGTACGTCAGAGTCCATTTCATCTAGTGGTTGGTTCTGATAGGCATTACCTTTTGCCATCTCTTTTACTGGAGCTAGGTCAGGTTCAGCTAGGTTAGCAAAGCCATCCCAATTCAATGGAATCGTCTCAAGTTTGGCAGCTAGGCCACCAGTCTTTGTTTCCATCACGACACCAATCTTAATCCAACGTGCTTTAGTATCGCCATTCTTGTCTTTGTATTCGCCATTCTTTGCTACTAAGTTATATTTTACAGCCATGATTATCTTCCTTTTAATCGTGTAATTACTTGTTCTACTTCATCGTTAAATTCTACTACTTTACTTTCAAGTTCTGCAATGTAAGCATCATCACGTTCATACCGCTTGATGAATAGTTGCATATCTTTAGGTAACTCTGGACAAAACGAGACAAAGTCTACCCA